TTCTGGTTACCAAGACGAGAAGGTGGTAGAGGCACAGAGATTACAACACTACCCGGTGGTCAGAATCTTGGTGAGATGGATGATGTAAGATACTTTCAAGAAAAACTTTACAAATCTCTCAACATTCCTATCTCACGTTTACAGTCTGACTCTGGTTTCAATATGGGTCGGTCAGCAGAGATTACACGGGACGAGATAAAGTTCACTAAGTTTATTCAGAGACTACGAAAAAGATTTAGTATTTTATTTCAAGATATTTTAAAGACACAGTGCATATTAAAAGGTATCATTACTCCAGAAGATTGGGATAGTATCAAAGAAAGTATTATCTATGATTTTAATGATGATAACCATTTCTTTGAACTTAAAGATGCAGAACTTTTAGAAGCTCGCATTAATCAACTTAATTCTATTACCGAGTATGTTGGTACATATTATTCAATTGAGTGGGTTAGAAGGAATGTACTAAAACAAACTCAAGCTGATATGGAAAAAATTGATAAAGAGATTGAAACTGAGAAATCAGCCGGTCAAGTCGATCAAGGTGCTGGTAAGGATATGGGCGGACCTGAAGGTGGATTTGGTGATCCGTCTAGAGGGGTAGAACAAGAACCCGATTGGAATAATCCAAATGATTGGGAAAGTGATGGAGATGAACCAGAAGATTGATAATACTTATAAGTTTTATTATTTATAAATATTAGAGTAACTATAAAGGAGAATTATTATTATGGCAACAACTAAAGATATGGTAGGTTCTGTTGCAAAGGGTGATCTTAATACAGCCAATGACACGTTTAAAAATGTTATGGCTGCAAAAGTAGACAACGCTTGGGATGCTGCAAGAATAGATGTAGCACGAACATCGTTTGATGCTCCAGAAGAACCAATGGGCGAAGCTGATCCAGTAGATACAGGAATTACAGGAGACCCTGCTGAAGTAGAGGAAGAATAATGAAATTAATATCTGAACACGTTGATAGTATTGAGTACCTAGTCGAAAAAACTGATGATGGTCCCAAGAACTATCGTATCAAAGGTGTGTTCATGCAGGCAGAGATGAAAAACCGTAATGGTCGTATGTATCCCATGTCTGTGTTAGAGAAAGAGGTAGGTCGATATAATAAAGAATATGTCAACCAGAACCGAGCCTTTGGTGAGTTGGGACATCCTGATGGACCAACTGTAAATCTGGAAAGGGTATCACATATGATAACCAGTCTTCACCCCGATGGTAAAAACTTCATCGGCGAAGCAAAGGTTATGGATACACCTTACGGAAAAATCGTAAAGAATCTTATTGATGAGGGTGCCAAACTAGGTGTTTCATCGAGAGGTATGGGTTCATTAGAACCCAAACGAGATATGCAGATAGTTAAAGATGATTTTTATTTAGCTACTGCGGCCGATATCGTTGCAGATCCTTCTGCTCCTAATGCTTTCGTGGAAGGCATCATGGAAGGTAAGGAGTGGATTTGGGACAACGGCATTATCAAAGAAATGGATATTGAGTCATACAAAAGACAATTGAAGATGAAGTACGCAAAACGCTCGGCACAAATTGAAAATCGTGTTCATGTGTTTGAAGATTTCATGTCAAAAATCTAAATATGATAAATAACTAATATTCTAAACAATAAGGGAGTTATCCAACAATGACAGATATCAACACCGAGCTAGAGCAGATTGCCGACGAGGAATTCGTTGACGATACGCAACTAGACGAAGTAGCCGCAGATGCCCCAAAGAAAGGTGCTGCCCCAGCTGAGAAGATGGATTCAGTTGAAGGTGAGCGTCAAGATATGGGCGCTGCCGTTGTGTCTCCCGATGCCAAAACCGATCCAGGTAAGGAAGCTTCTAAGAAAGTTGGCAAAGCTTCTCCCCCAAAGACGAAACCATCTGATGCGTCAGCAAAGATGGAAGAAGTTGAGGAAGAAGATACCGACGAAGTAATCGCAGAAGCCCCCCAGACCGAAGAAGAAGTTGCGGTAGAGGAAGAGTCAATAGATGAGCGTGTCGCTGCTATGGATCTTTCCGATGATGTTTCCGCTCTAACCGATACAGAAGGTTTAGAGGAAGAGTTTAAGAAGAAGGCCGCAACAATTTTTGAAGCTGCTATTCGGATGAAACTTAAAGAGGAAATGACACATCTGGAAGAAAAGTATGAAGCTAAACTTGCAACTCAGATTGACGAAGCACAAGAAAATATGGCTGAGAAAGTCGATGACTATCTCAACTATGTCGTAGAGGAATGGATGAAGAATAACGAGGTTGCTATGGAGCATAAGCTCAAAGCAGAAATCGCAGAAGGCTTCATGTCCGGTTTGAAGGGTCTCTTTGAACAGCACAATATTTCTGTTCCCGAAGAACAGTTCGATATGTTAGATTCAGCAGCTGAAAAGGTCGCTGAGTTAGAAGACAAATTGAACGAAGCTTTGGAATCAAATGTTGAGCTTACAAAAGTGAACTCCGAACTAAAACGGACTGACATTTTACTAGACGTGGCTTCTGATCTTGCAGATACAGAAGTCGAGAAATTTGCTGGACTAACAGAAAATATCGAATACACGAGCGAGGAAGATTTTCGTGAGAAAGTCAACACAATCAAGGAAGGATATTTTCCAAAAGCGAAAGCAACAACACCAAGTGATGATACCGCAGCACCAGTAGAGGGAACAGAAGAAATCGACGTTACCGAAACGATGGGCGCTTATATGTCTGCAATCTCACGAACACACCTCCGTGAGAAAGCGGAAGCTTAAAAGTTTTACACAAAACAAGGGAGAAAACAATAATGTTTCAAACGGAACAACTACAGGAAAAGTGGCAGCCAGTGCTTGGGCACCCTGACCTCCCAGAGATTAAGGACCCCTATCGCCGGGCCGTCACTACTGTAATCCTGGAAAACCAAGAGCGTGCAATGAAGGAAGATTCAGAATTCCTTCGTGAAGCAGCTCCAACCAACTCAACCGGCAGCGGTGTAGCAAACTGGGATCCAATCCTAATTTCGCTCGTTCGTCGTGCCATGCCTTCACTAATTGCTTATGATATCTGCGGCGTTCAGCCAATGACTGGACCTACAGGTCTTATCTTCGCAATGAAGGCTCGTTACACATCACAGGCTGGTACAGAAGCCCTGTTCAATGAAGCCGATACCAAATTTGCTGGTACTGGTACTCATACAGGTTCTGACGTACTCAAGGCTTTGAGTGCTGCTAACTTCTCAACAGGTACAGGCATGACCACAGCCGCCGCTGAAAAACTCGGTGAGTCTGCTGCTAATGCTTTTGCTGAGATGGCATTCAGTATTGAGAAAGCAACCGTAACTGCAAAGTCACGTGCTCTCAAAGCTGAATACACAATGGAACTTGCTCAGGACCTCAAGGCCATTCATGGTCTAGACGCCGAGACAGAACTTGCTAACATTCTAAGTTCTGAGATTCTTGCTGAAATCAACCGTGAGGTTGTTCGCACGATCTATCGTAACTCTAAACAGGGTGCTGCTGCAAACACAACCAATGCTGGTATTTTCGATCTGAACACTGACTCTAACGGTCGGTGGTCTGTTGAGAAATTCAAAGGTCTCATGTTCTCTATCGAACGTGATGCTAACGTAATTGCTCGTGACACACGCCGCGGAAAGGGTAACATTATCCTTTGCTCTGCTGACGTTGCTTCTGCTCTTACAATGGCAGGCCTTTTGGACTACGGTTCAAATCTTTCTGATAACCTTAACGTGGACTCCACAGGCAACACATTCGCTGGTACATTGAATGGTCGCTTCAAAGTCTATGTTGATCCTTACATGAACATGGGTGTTCCTTACACAGGTTCAGGTGCTTCTACTAACCAGTACTATGTTGTTGGTTACAAAGGCTCAAGCCCATACGATGCAGGCCTCTTCTACTGCCCATACGTTCCATTGCAGATGGTTCGTGCAGTCGGCGAGAACAGCTTTCAGCCTAAGATCGGCTTCAAAACTCGTTACGGGTTACAGGTCAATCCTTTTGCTGAGACTTCAGCTGCTACAAACGGTTCTGGTACTGTGGACGCAAACGTATACTATCGTCGTGTTCAGATTGCCAACCTTATGTAAGAGTTGCTATCAAAATAAAAATAAAGGCAACTTTATTTCAAACTCC